AGTTTTTAATTGATCGTTTATCTGAGTGATCAGCTCATCTGATACTATTTTAACCATTTTAAATCCTTTCATTTTAATGGCGATCGTATGGGGAAAGTAATAGGAGATACAAGAGCAACCCCATACGATCTAAATCACTTAAACAATGCTCTTGTCCTATCTTAAATATCACAACTGTACAGATAGTCAAATATTATTTTTTTAAAAATATTCACCATCATCATAATCGATTTTTTTACTTTTTTTTCTATTATCAAAATTAATAAATTCATTTCTTAAAACAGAAAAATAACCATTGGCAATGATACGTTTATCTTTATAATTTAGTGTCGTTTCATTTGCCACTTCTTCAATTATATAGTGTTTCTCATAGAACCGACCCAACGATAGTTCTTTCTTAGTGTCGTACACTTTGCCATTGTGTCTTCGTGCAATATCCTTTGCGTCAGATAAATGAGTTGCTCGACCTATGCACTCACCATCCACAATAACTGCATACAATTCTTTGCGTTTGCGTAGGTACTTCTGTTGTGCAATC